GATAGTAGTGCCTTTCTCAACCCTCTTTACTTCTCCGGTCACTTGATTGTGAATATATACCATCCCTTTACCACTTCGTTTTAGCTTCACTTCTTTCGATGCATTTTTAGCTGCATTAGACATATTGCGTTTTGCTTGCTCAGATCTCTTCATACCTCTATGCGCTTCAGCTGTTTTACGAATTTTTTCTAGATCTCTATTTTGTGGATTTTCTCTAGATTTGCCTTTTAATGAACGTGATATTTTTTCAGCACGTTCATTTGTATATATTTTTTCAACCATCTCCTTTCGCCAATCAGCATCAGCCCATTGCGCTTTCTTATACTCAGAAAACTCCTTTTTCCATTTATCTGACCATTCACACTTACCATAACCACCTTCCCTTAGATTGTATGTATCGTCTCTATTAGCGTACTCCAATGTAACGATCTCCTTTTCCTTTATTAAAGCTTCACGGTAGGTAGGGAAGTATTCTAATATTTCTTTAGTAAAATTTTCTTTACCATGCTTTGCAATAGACCTCTTCACCAGCTTACCTGATCCCATATAACCATCATCTATATTATCCGTTCTATGAACGCCAATATACTCCATACCATTAACTGTATTTGCAATTTTATACACATAGTTATACTTTCTATTAATATCAGGATCGTTTCGATTCATATTAATATTTATACTTAACGGTTCATTTTCGATGAGTATGCATTTACCCATTAAAATCGATAACTGTTGGTATTTCACCATTACCTTCTAACATACCTGAAAGGTCTTCCATGTTTATATCGAATACTGCTCGTGTCTCTTTGTCTCTTAAAGTTACAACTGTACTACCATCAACACAATTTACAGATTGTCCACGAGCTGCTGTACCTGTTGTAGTTGATATACCTATTCTCGTACCATTTGCTAACGTTACTGCAGTCTTACCATATTCTTTAACCCCTGGCTTTAACCAATTAGGTAGCTCTTCATATGCTAATCTAATTCTATTCATAATTTCAATAGCAGTGCCTTCCTTATTAGCTACAATTAAAATTCGTTGATCATTATTAAAGCAAGCAATCCATAAAGCATAAATTGTCATCATTGTAGTCTTACCGATTTGTCTGGATGCTAATAATATAAAGAATCTATTATCACGCATTTTACGTAAAGCTCGTTTTTGGCAGTAATGGAGGTTTATCTTTTGCTTACCATCATCTAGTGAAATGATATGAAAAAAGTTTTCAGCAAAATATAATAAGTTGTTTTGAGCCTTTTTAAGCTCTTTTATCATCTTAGGTGTATATTCAAATTCGGCCCCGACATTTGGTAAATCAGGGTTATTCATATAATTTTGTTTATTTTTAGCTACCATTCAATAAATATTTATATGACTAGTCGGGCAAATACACTTACAGAAATTTGGGATACATATTCCACTAATATTTTATCAGAAAACGTACCTGGTGAAAAAGCTGCTAAATTTGGCGTTAAGCCAGGTAAAGGTCCAGCTGATTTAAACAGTGATAAAAATAAGAAGTTACAAAATGGTAAATCAACAGGTCCTAGTAATGTAGAAGGTCTAAAAGACCCGATTGACCCTAAAAAATCTAAGAAAAAGGATGAATTATATGATAGCGAAGATTTTTCTTCTGAGAATTATGATAAAAAGGTTGGAAAAAAGATAAAAGAATCTATAAATAATTACATGAAATCTACATTTGATAAGTTATTTGAATCGGTAATGTCTGAGGACGACCAAAATGAACTCGAAGCACTCGGCATTGACGCAGGAGATGAAGGTGATGCTGAAGTTGAAGAAACAGACGAAATTACATTAACCTTAGATCGTGAAACAGCTCAAAAGCTTCATGATATGTTAATGGATCAATTATCCGACGAAGATGAAGATGAAGGTGAAGATGAAGGTGAAGGCGGTTTTGATGCTTTTGAAGAAGCAGAAGAAGATGAAGATGAAGATGAAACAGTCGACGAAGCTACCGAATTAAAGGAAGTTCCTGATTCAGCTGGCCATTCACTTACAAGCCGTAAGAATACAGTAGGTACTGTTAGAACTTCAGGTGGTAAAGCACAAGGTAGCTTGAAGAAGGTTGGAAATGGAGAAGGTCATGATCTTCCAGATTCAGCAGGTCATAAGCTTCAATCAAAGAAAGCAGTAGTTTCAGGTAAAGCTGGTAAAACAGGTGACTTGTTTGCTTAAGATTTAAAAGTAAATTTAAAAAGCTGCAACTTTATTGGTTGCAGCTTTTTTTTGTATAAATATAAATATGCAGCTTTTTAAAAAGTTTTTTGAGAACAAATATAACGGTCCTCAAGTAGGTGTAAATCATCGACATCGGAGAGCTATACCAAAAGCTTCAAGCAACGGTTATAGTAGAAATAGTGAAAAAATTATACCTGATTACGTAAAAATTGATCCATCAAAAAATTCTAAAATTGAATCTCTGAAAGATAGCCATGGTATGAGAGTATGTGATCGTAAAGACTTAGAATATATCAGAACGGAATATAATGTTATACCAATTAAAGGTGAAATTAAAAAATTAGGAAGCACTGGTATACAGCTATATTATGATGACAAAACTAAAAACTTTATTATAAAAAGATGAGTGCAGATTATAATGATTGCTACCCAGGCATGCAAGTAGTTGATCAAGCATGCTATAGATTTACCGATAAGAGTATTCAAGAATCTGAACGCTTTTTATTTAGTAACTGGTGGAGAGAAGAAATTAACCAATTCGGTGTTAAAGTGAAATATTTTGTTAATACTTTCAATACATTAAGTGCAAATAATTTATATGGTGAAGAACCTACAAAAGTATTTGCAGACCCAAGAGAAATAATTATTGCTGCGAAGTTAAATGAAAATGCAATAACATTATCTCAATTTGGGTTTGAAAGTGATGATGATATAACTGCATATATCCATATATCATCTTTTTATGATGAATTTTACACTTTAAGTGCTGTTTGGGATACTCAATATAATATTGTTGAACCTAAAGCTGGTGATATATTTCAATTGAGTGAATACGGTGATGATAGACCTAATAACCGACAAGCTAAGTATTTTGAAATAACTGAAAAGCTTGATGAAGATATTGCTCAAATTAATAACTTAGCTGGTCATTACGTCTTCTTAATAAAAGCAAAACGGCTAGATTATAGTTTCGAACCAAATATACCTTTCAATAATTTGACTAGTGGTATATCAGGTAATAGTCAAATTTATGAAGATACGTTTGCTGGTCGGTTAAGTGGCGGTGTTAATGAACAAACACAAACTAAAAAGGAAGATTACGACTTATATAATGTGGATAGTGTCAGTAAAGAAGACGTCTTTGATATGTCTATTAATGATACTGACGTATATGGTGACTATTATTAAACTAAAATAGTCTGTAAGAATTCATCAGCTATTTTAATACTTTCAAACTTTACCTTTTTTGGTGTTTTATCAGGTAATATAAATGTATATTCATATTTTTCCTCTACTAGTTTAATATTAGCTAAATTATAAACAACTCCTCGTTTAAATAGCTTAGTATTACTAGTAGTATTATTTATAAACTTGGTCCCAGGGATAAATTTCATCTACTTGTATACCTCGTTGTTCTTGTTCCATATTATATTTCATATCACCATATCGCTCTGCAACATACTTTTGAAATGCTCCTGGTTTAATCCAAACATTACTTTTTTCTGAATTATAACCAATTCGTTCTGCTCGCTGGCATGCTAAATTAACACCTTCGTATAAGCATGCAAATCTAGCTAAAAAATCCATACTATATTCTTCTTTATTACTGTTCGTTTCTTTCATATATATATTGTATCAGTGTTCCTAACAGTGAATATATTAACTTATCATCCCCTATACCATACATTTTTAAAATTTCATGAGAGTTTTGCAAGTTCGTTATTAAAATTTTCTTATTAATATTAAAGAATGATTTATCATCACCGGTATGTTTACTGTTAATATCATTTATATCATTATACAAGGATTCTAGAAAAACCTTTAATATATCAACCTTTTTATTATTTTTTTGTTTCACCATACCTTGTATAAAAGCATCGTAGTTATCCATTTCTAAAGAATCCTTTAATGCTAATTTGAGTTCATCGAAAGGGAATTTATTTACTTCAACTTGAGATATAAGTGTTGAACTTGGTATATTGTTAGTTAGTTTTTCAATTGAACTCATCGTTGTATATACATTGGTACTGTTGTCATTAATGTGCTTACATTATTGCTAGCTCTTATTTCTTTCTTACACTTTGAGCATTCATATATTGTATCTTCATTTAATGTCATTTGAATTGATTGCTGGTTATTTTCACTACACGGGCAGTTAACAGTAACCACATTTCTAGCACGTTCTTTTTCAAAATCTATAGACAATTGAATTGCTTTCTTTTTAAGCAAATTTTCATATGCAGTATTGAACAGATAAAACCCAATAAATTGTAATATAGTTGCAATTGCAAATACGACTTTAAAGTTATCAATAAATATGAGGCTAAAGAGAGTACTAATACATAATGTTAGTACTATTGAAACTATAAATTTTATCATTATTTGATTTTACCGACTTTTTTAGATAAATCAACTATTTTTTGTTCTATAGAGTTAGCTACCTCATAACACTCTTGTACACTATTTTTATCTTTAATACTCGGGTTATTGTAAGCTGATTTGAGCATGCTTATAATATTTTGAACATTTATAAATAGGTCAGATGATATTTCATTGAATGCATTTAAAGGGTATTGGTTTAATTTCGGAGCTTTATCGTCTGATGATTGTTGTTTAAGTAAACTGTTAACATCTACTTGCTGAGGTGGTGTATCTGAAGATATACCATTAACCTGTCGGCTAGAATCAGGTATCTGATCTTCACTTAATAAGTGATCAACAAACATTTTGAGTTTTCCTTTGTTTTGCATATAAATATTTATAAATAATAATATGAGTTTATATAGTAAAAAATTTATTAAGTTTCTCAATGAGCAAGATGAAGAGCAACTTACTGATCCTGAAGCAATGCAATCAACTTTAGATCCAGAAACAGATGCTGGGGATTTTGATATTGACATGCCTGAAACAGCTGATGGTAGCCCTGTCAATTCTCAACAAAGAGAGATGTTTGATGAGTTAAGTGAGTGGATTAATAGAATGGATGAATTTTCTAATTACCTTAACGGTACTACAGATAGTATTCAAACATCTTTAAATTCCGCAGAAGCTGATACGATTTTTGATAGTATTTCAAACTCTGAAACAAAGAAGATTGCTAGAGTAGCAATGGAAGTTTCATCGTTAAGTGAAATACTTAAAGGTTACTTAGCAGGAGCTAACGATCCTAAATATAGATTTAACTAAATAATAATTATATGAATAATAAAACTGACATAAACTCAATCTTTGAAGCTTACGCTGTATCTAAACCTCTTATTAACGAAGGTTATGAAGATAACGAAAGCAGAGAAAAAAATATAATGAGAGGTAAAGATGCTATTAGTGCTGAACAAGATTCATATTACGAGCAGTTCGGGGCTGAAGCATTTGAAGAGCATTACGGTTTCGCATACCCTCAAGCAGAAGATG